ATGTTGGCAATAATAGCAGGTATGCGCTTACCTCCTATCATATCGAAACATTTATTAGCAAATGCAGGGATCGATCTGTATACGAATAGTGAAAAAGATAAATGCTACATATTTTTAGTTCTTAATTATTATGAAGAAGGTTTGGAAGTTTGGAATGCGTTTATAAGGAAGGTACAGGTGGGTGAGAAAACATGGACTCTTCCGTAATAAAATTAGCAATAAAAAATATTACTCGGAAATTTCTCCGAATGTAAACGCTTGAATAATTAATGTTTTTTAGAATTTTAGGCTTTATGGCGACATAAGGCCTTTTTTTATGCCAAAAATCTAAAAAAAGCCTCGGGAAAAACTCCGAGGGGCAAAAAAAACCTATGTTACAATCCAGATAAATAATGAAAGAAAAATCTTTCTAGATGCTTAGCTTGAATCGTAATCAAGTATTTGCGTAAGCATCGATAACAACAGCACTCTAACTGTCGCAAATCAGCAGGGTGCACAACCAAGATGGAGTTATTCCACCTTTCTTTGTGCTGCCTTTGCGACCGTTGAAAAGCATGAAACATCTCCATTTTGGAACTAGTAAACAATACTAATTATCAACAAATTCCAAAAGGAGATTTTTTTATGGAAAAATTTATTTTAAAAGATGAATACTCATCAAAAGCAGAATGCAAAGAAGCAATTAAAAAATACAATTCTATCAATCCTCAAGACAAAAAATACTATATGTCATATTTGAACACTTACACGCATCAACGAATGTATGTGCCTTGTTCGCAACAGCAGTTTTACGATTGGCGGAATATGCACGCCGAGGAAAGAAGGAAAAAAGATATCGAATCTAGGTGTATCGTTCCGTCTAAAAAGTACAACTGCAACGTCCGCTGCATGGAGGATTGCGAGCATTGCCCGTATGGCAAACCATGCAGAGACAAGAATATTTCGATTGATAAGAACTATGAAAAATATGAGTTAGAACTTCCAGATCTGTCACAGCCAGACATGCTTGCACAAATTATTGAAAAAGAGGAACTTGAGGCAGTACGGCACGAACTCTCGCTGTTGGATGAAGAGAGTAGGCAGATCTTAATTCTACATTTTGAGGGTTTGACTGATGAAGAAATCGGTAACGAACTACACCTCAAAAGGTCGACAGTTCAGTACCGAAGAGCTGTGCTAATTGAGCAGTTGAGACAAAAATTTAAAGATTTTTAAGATTTTTTTGGCAGGAGCATAACAAATCTCCCATTTAACTACTGAAGGGCAAAAGCACTTCAAAAAAATTAAAAGGAGGTACTTGTTATGAAAGCCCGAAATCGAGCAGCTAGGGATAGACCTTTTGCCAGTCAAGTTGAGTTATTCGATCGTTTAATGACAATCAGCTTTTTGACAAAAGCCCTAGCAAACAAAGTTTTATGTCTTAGAAAAGACAAATTTATTACACAAGGAGGCGAAAGCCATGAAGAAGAAAAATAATAAACATAGTGTGCTTGCTCCGAGCAGCAAAGAATGGATCTACTGCGGTTTTGCAGCTAAGTTTTTAGCGAATAAGGAATCAGAACCGAATGAAGCCAGTGAGTTTGGAACGGAATGTCACACACTTGCCGAAGCGTATATCAGAAAGAGCTTAAACCTTATTGATTATGATTCGCAAGAAGAAATGACAATCGATGAGTTGAAGTCCAGCTTGCAACATTACGATGACGAGATGGAGAGACTCGCTACTGGCTATGCAAACTTTGTTGTCTCAACAGTGAGCTATGAAGAGAAACGAACAGGCGTGAAACCTGCTGTCTTTGTTGAACAGTTACTAGAAATGGATTATGCACCAGATACACATGGGACAGCAGACACGATCATTATTTCAGGAGATACCTTGACAGTCATTGATAACAAAACGGGTCGAATTAAGGTCGATGTTAAAGACGAGGAAACAGGGTATCTAAACAGCCAATTAGCCATTTATGGGTTATATGCATTCAAGTTATTTGAGAAAGTTTATCCCATTAGAAAGATACGACTAGTTATTTATCAGGAAAGGATCGGCAACATCAGTGAAGTAACACTTGATAAAGACGAGTTGCTTGAGTGGGAAGTATTTGTTTTAAGACCAGCTGCATATGAAGCACAACGGGAAAATCCTAGAGCAGTTTCAGGTAGCCATTGCAAATATTGCCCTGGTCGAAATGTATGCAGACAAAGAGCAGAGGATGCAATGAAAATCGCAGACGAAGTTAAGAGGGCAAACCTCATGACAGATGCGGAAATCGAAGAGTTGCTTCCAGAGCTAGACTTGCTGATTGCTTATGCGGAAGACATCAAAGCATATGCACTTAAAAAGGCTATAGAAAATGGCAAAAAATGGAAGGGCTACAAGCTAGTGGAGTCGGTTACCAGACGAAAGATAGTCGATGAAACAGTAGTAGGGGACATTTTAACTGTGCTTGGCTACGATCCATACCAAAAAAAGCTAAAGTCAATTACTGACCTGCAAAAACTTGTAGGTAAGACATTGTTCGATGAGCTAATTGGTGAATACGTAGTGAAGCCAAAAGGGCAACCAGTACTAGCTCCTGAATCTGATGCTAGAGACGAAATAATTATACACGAGGAGAAAAAATAAAATGTTAAAGATAATTGAAGGAGTAGAACGCACTCCCATTAAATGCGTTATTTATGGTGCTGAAGGTGTAGGAAAATCCTCACTCGCAAGCAAAATGCCAAATCCACTATTCATTGATACGGAAGGTGGAACTGCAAGATTGAATGTTAGAAGAGTAAAAGCTGCAAGCTGGGAAGAACTACTAGCGGTTGTCAGAGCAGTAATTGCCAATCCATCGGTTTGTAAAACGCTTGTTGTTGATACAGCTGACTGGGCCGAGACACTCTGTATTGAGTTTATTTGCAATAAGTACAGGCAAGCTTCGATAGAGTCGTTTGGATATGGCAAAGGCTACACCTACTTGGGCGAGGAATTCAACGAATTACTAAAACTATTAACCAACGTATCTGAAGTCGGGATCAACGCAGTCGTAATTGCACATGGAAAACCGAGGAAGTTTGAGCTTCCAGAGGAACAGGGCCAGTTTGACCGATGGGAAATGAAACTCACCAAGCAAGTAGCACCTTTGCTAAAAGAATGGTGTGACATGCTTCTTTTTTGCAACTACAAAACATTCATTGTAACCACAGAAAACAATACCAAGAAAGCTCAGGGTGGTAAGCGTGTGATGTATACAAGCCATCATCCTACTTTTGACGCAAAGAACAGGTTTAATCTCCCAGAAGAGCTAGATTTGGATTACAAAGCTATTAAACACATATTTGATGGTGTGGTTTTAGACGAAGTTCCAGTACAAGAAGAAAAGCCAAAAGAACGAAAGATCGTGACAAAGGTTAAAAAGCTTATTAAAGAAAGTGGCGTAACAGAAGAACAGGTACAGCAAGTTGTTACTGCTAGAGGACATTATCCTGCAGAGGCAACATTAAAGGATTATTCAGATGATTTTATAACTCGCTGGATCATCCCGAATTTTACACAAATTTTAGAAACAATAAATTTAGATAAAGGAGAAAGTAAAAATGAATAATTTTAATAATCAGAATCAAAATCAAGATAATTTAACAATGGATTGGAACGACACAATCGAGAATGACGGGCAGGATTTCGTCTTGCTACCAGAGGGTGAGTATAACTTTGTCGTAACGAACTTTGAGCGTGGAAGATTCCCTGGTGGACCAAAAATTCCACCTTGTAACAAGGCAATCATTACTGTTCAAGTCACAACGGATGACGGGATTGCAGTGGTTAAGTTTGACCTGTTCCTTTACAAGACGGTCGAGTGGCGGTTATCAGCATTCTTCCGTTGCATAGGTCAAAAGAAATCGGGTGAAAAGTTAGTAATGAATTGGAATCGAGTAGTGGGCTCACATGGTCGTGGTTACTTCAAACAAAGAACCTATACCAATAGCTACGGCGAAGAACGCACAATCAATGATCTAACGAGTTTTATCGATTATGATCCTAAGTTCTTTATTAAAGAAAAGCTCGAAAGTATGCCAGTAGTTGATGGCAATCTACCGTTTTAATATAGGAGGCACTTGATATGGGTAAAATTAAACTTAGACCATACCAAGTGAATGCTATAGACGCTGTATCTGATGAATTTGAAAAGGGACACAACCGTACTTTGGTTGTGCTTCCCACAGGTACAGGGAAGACGATAGTATTTGCTAAGGTAGTAGAAAAGACAGTAAATGGTGGTAAGAGAGCATTAGTCCTTGCTCATAGAGGCGAACTACTCGACCAGGCTAGCGATAAGCTAATGTTTGCAAGCGGTCTTGAGACAGCACTTGAAAAGGCGGAATACACATCGATTGGTAGTTTAGAGCCTGTTACAGTTGCTTCAGTTCAAACCTTATCACAAGAACGAAGATTAATTAGGTTTCCAAAAGATTACTTTGATTTGGTAGTTGTAGACGAAGCTCATCATTGTATGAGTGATAGCTATCAGAGAATTTTGAAACATTTTGATCCAGCGAAAGTGCTAGGCGTTACAGCCACACCTGATAGAGCTGATCAAAAGAACTTAGGACAGTTTTTTGATTCCAAAGCCTACGAGTATACATTGAACCAAGCAGTAAGAGACGGGTATTTGTGTCCCATAAAAGCACAGATGATCCCTCTTGAGCTGGATATTCATAATGTAGGTATTTCAAATGGCGATTATGCGGTGGGAGACATAGGCGGTGCGTTAGAGCCGTACCTGAACCAGATAGCACTTGAGATGCTACGTTATTGCAAAGGTCGAAAGACGGTGGTGTTTTTGCCATTGATAAAGACATCGCAAAAGTTCTGTGAGCTTCTTAATATGCATGGGTTAAAGGCGGCTGAGGTAAATGGCAAATCTCAAGACAGGGAACAGATACTAAAAGCTTTTGAGGATGGCGAGTATGACGTTTTGTGTAACTCTATGCTCTTAACTGAAGGCTGGGACTGTCCGCCTGTGGATTGTATTGTTGTCTTAAGACCTACAAAAGTGCGTTCATTGTATCAGCAAATGGTAGGTCGTGGTATGAGAACAGCGCCAAACAAGAACGAGCTGCTTCTTTTAGATTTTCTTTGGATGACAGAAAGGCACGATCTTTGCAGGCCATCAGCTTTGATTTCTAAAGACGCTGACATTGCTAAACGGATTGATAAAAAGATGATGGATAGAGAAGCTGGCATTGATTTGCTTGCTGCTGAGGTTGAAGCGAACAGAGATGCCATTCAGGAAAGAGAAGACTCTCTTGCTCGTGAGCTTGCTGCTATGCGAAACAAACAAAGGAAACTGGTCGATCCTATTCAGTATGCATTTTCTATTGAAGCGGAGGATTTGGCAAACTACGAGCCCATATTCGCATGGGAACAAGGGCCAGCAACAGCAAAACAAATTCAGTTCCTTGAAAAGAACGGTATCTATGCTGAATCAATAGCAAACTGCGGTATGGCAAGTCTCATGATAGACAGGATCATAAACCGAATGAACGCAGGCTTGTCAACTCCTCGGCATATCAGGTGTCTTGAAAGATACGGCTTTAGGCACGTGGGTACTTGGACTTTTGAGGCTGCTAGCAAGATGATTACAAGAATAGCAAACAACGGGTGGATGCTACCGTATGGAATCGATGCGGTTAGTTATCAGCCCTAGGAGGCAGTCATGGAAAAAGATAATATTTTAGAAGCGTTAAAGTACATAGATGTTGCAACGCTTGATTACCAAGAATGGATCAATGTCGGCATGGCACTTAAAAACGAAGGTTACGACTGTTCTGTATGGGATAGTTGGTCGCAAAATGATAAGCGATATAAAGCAGGTGAGTGCCAAAGAAAATGGGCCACGTTTGGCGGTAGTAGTAATCCGATCACTGGTGCGACTATCGTTCAAATGGCCCAGAACAAGGGCTTTGTGGGCTTCACGTTTGAAGGTGACGGCTGCATGGAATGGGACGATGTTATCGAGTATGACGGTAATGGAGCTACCTATGAAGTGCCAGTTACATTATCACCAGCAGAGCAGTTAAAAATTTATTTAGAAACACTGTTCAAGCCAGATGAGCTTGTCGGCTATGTAACAAACGATGTGTGGCAAGACACCGAAGGAAAATGGATGCCCTCGAAAGGGGTGTGGGATAGAACAGCCAAACAACTCATTGATGAAATAGATACACATCCAGATGACTTGGGTGCTGTGATTGGCGATTGGAAACCAGAGTGCGGTGCGTGGATACGGTTTAATCCACTGGATGGAACTGGTGTAAAAAACGAGAATGTTACTCGGTTTGCATATGCACTAGTTGAATCGGACGACATGTCAATATCTGAGCAGGAGGCAATTTACAGGAAGCTTGAACTGCCGATTGCAACACTAACATACTCTGGCGGGAAAAGCCTTCATGCGATTGTAAGAATTGACGCTGAAGACTATGACGAGTATCGCAAGCGTGTGGCGTTTCTTTATGATTTTTTAGAGAAAAACGGTCTCAAAGTAGATAAGCAAAACAGAAATCCATCAAGGCTGTCAAGAATGCCAGGCGTTACAAGAAATGGTCAAATGCAAACTTTAATTACAACGAATATAGGTAGGAAGAGTTATGTCGACTGGCTGGATTTCGTTGAGGGTGCGTCTGACGAACTTCCTAGCTTTACATGTCTCGCTGATGTTTATTACAGTCCGCCAAAAGTGCCAGACGAGTTAATACAGGGTGTGCTTCGCTGCGGACATAAGATGCTGATCTCAGGATCGTCTAAAGCAGGCAAATCATTTTTATTAATGGAACTGGCTATAGCGTTATCGGAAGGGGTGGACTGGCTGGATTTCTTTTGTAAAAAATCACGTGTGTTATATGTCAATCTCGAAATTGATGCTGCATCGTGTATAAATCGGTTTGTCGAGATCTATAAGGCACTTAAGTTTACTCCAAGACACGTAGACGACATTGTGTTGTGGAATTTAAGAGGACATGCAGTGCCATTGGATAAACTAGTGCCAAAACTCCTACGGCGTATGTCGAATCAGCATTTTGATGCAATCATTATTGATCCTATTTATAAAGTAATAACGGGCGATGAAAACAATGCTTCAGAGATGGGTGCGTTCTGTAATCAGTTCGACAAAATTTGCAACGAGACGGGCTGTGCAACTATTTACTGCCATCACCACTCGAAGGGAGCACAGGGCTCAAAGAAGGCGATGTACATTTATTTATTTCATATGAGGAAGACATAA